ACTCCAATGTCTGACGACATCAAGCGCCAGAGCCTCGAGCGCCTGGCGCCGCTCCTCCTGTCCCTTGGGGCAGACCCCACAGAGGTCAGGGAGGAGCTCGTGCGAACCTATGACCTTCCCACGGCGCTGGCTGCGGCTCCGCCGCCACCACCAGAGCCTCCTGCGCTCGAGGAGGCGCCCATGGCGGGCCCAGCCTCCGACGCGCTCCCCTTCCCCGCCCCCCTTGGAGTCTGAAATGCCCATTCAGTTCGGTGCCGCCCGTCCCGCCCTTCCCCCACAGTTCGAGGAGCTGGCCGCGTCGGAGGACGACATCGTGGGCGAGTCCCTCGCTGTGGTCGTGCCTGTCCCGGAACGCCCATACAAGGCGGCCGTGATGACTGGTCTGGCGCGAGCCATCACCCAGGTGGCTACCCTGCTGGGTCTGGACCTGGGTGAGGGTGAGTACACGGAGGACGTGGAGGCCATGGACCCGGAAATGATTCGGTTCCTGGCTGTCCTTTCCCAGGCCGCAGACGAGTATGGCGCCCCACTGCCCGTGAAGCTCGAGGACATCCGCGGGGACCAGGAGCTCACAGCCATCACGGCCGCACTCATGGCCCTGGCCCGCGATAGGGATTTCCGTGACTTCCTCGCACAGGTGGAGCCGGACGAGGAGGCCCCCACCGAACTCCCAGACGAGGACGAGGAGATGGAGATGGTGGAGGAGTTCGACTTCTCCCGGCGCATGCGCCCGCGGATGGGCTGACCCATGGCCAGGTCCCTCCGCCAGCGCCTGCTGGGCCTGTTCGGTATCGGAAAGCGACCCAAGCGCGTCATCCCGAGGGCTGGCCGTGGTGGTGCTCGCCTGGACTTCGACGTGGGCGGAGGGTCCACCACAGAGAACCTGAAGTACGCCATTCGGAACAGACTGCCGGTGACCTATTACTACGTGGACAAGTGGCAGCCCCCAACGAAGCCGGGAGCGCGAGGCCAGCGGGAGGGCAACCCCCACGCCATCTGGCGCGACAATAGGACAGGCCGCACCTATCTCCATCTGTACGTGGACCCACGTAGCGCCTCCGCCACGGGAGACCTCCCTGGCTGGCGGACGTTCCTGCTGGACCGCATTCAAAATGCCAGCGTCATCACGCTGGGGACTTCCTTCTATGGGAAGCCCATCAAGTTCACGCTGGCGCCAGGGTTCAATCCGTCATGGTATCGCAGCGTAGGCCAGCCCATCGAGCTGGCCGAGTAGTCAACCCACCACACAAAGGGAGTCCATGGTGACCACCCCGAACCACCAGACAACAGCAGAGGCCGTACTGGCCGAGACAGGCCCCCTGGGCTTCGATGGAGAAGACGCAGCCCCGGAGGCTGTGGAGGCCGCGCCGGCCGTGGAGGACACGGCGGACGCGCCCGCAGAGGCTGAGGAGGCGCCAACCAAGCGGCCGAGCTGGTCGGAGGCCCTCGAGTCCGTGAAGGGCCTGGACCCAGGCGCCGCAGACCTGATGAAGGGAATGCACGCCGACTACACGCGCAAGACGCAGGAACTGGCCGCGCTGCGCAAGGAGCTCCAGGCGGAACGGGAGGCGCTTCTGTCCGTCCGGCAGGACCTGCCTGACGACATGCCGCAGTACGACCCCTGGGACGAGAAGTCTGTGATGGCTCGAGTCGAGCGCGCAGCCCAGGCCCGCATCAATGAGATGACGGAAGCGGTGCAGAGGGAGTACGAGGCCCGCCAGGCCGAACAGGCTTACCAGGGATTCGTGGAGGAGCATCCAGAGTTCCAGACGGACCAGGAGCTGAGGGCGGAGGTTCAGACGCTGCTGGAGGGGAACGAGTCGCTGGACCTCGAGACGGCGTACTGGGCTGCCAAGGGGCGCCGCGGGCGTCAGCAGGCCGCAGCCCAGGCCGAGCGCAGGAAGGCAGACCGCGCCGCCAAGCGGCAGGCCGCGCAGGCTGTGGGCGTCCCGCGTCGCGGAACCGCAGCCCCCAAGGCCTCCCGCCAGGACCTCAAGGCCATGACCGCCGCGGACCTGTACCGACTGGCCAAGCAGATACACGGGCAGTAGTTCCTTGTCATTACGGGGGGTTGTGGAATAGAGTAGCGACAGCTGCCCAGGGCACCCCGTCGCGGACCCATGGGCGCCACGGCACTCCCGCGCGGAACACGCCACCTGACAACTGGTAAACCCCAACCGATGGAGGCCCGACATGGCGCCCCCCGCTTCTGTACTCTCCACCACGCTGCGGCTCCTCCGTGACAAGCTGGTGGACAACTCCTTCCTGGCTCACCCACTGTTCCGCGCCATCGAATCCGCTGGCAACCTGGTCAAGGTCAACGGCGGCAGCCGCATTGACGAGCCTGTCATCTTCGGTGACCACACCACCATCACGTCCCTGACGGGCGCCGGATTCAACCCCGTGTCAATGGCGGTCTCCGACCCGTTCAATCAGGCCCGGTTCGAGTTCGCCAACTTCACACAGCCCATCGTGCTGTCCTCCATCGAGCGGCTGGCCAACAAGGGTGACCTGGCTGTGGTGAACGTGCTGGAGTCCAAGGTCTCCAACGTGATGCTCAGCCTCAAGAAGGAAGTCTCCAAGCAGGTCATCGCTGGAACCTCCACCAGCATCACTGGCCTCGAGACGCTGTACGGCGCCACCACGGCGGCTGGTACCGGCTGGCTCGAGGGCGTGGCCCAGGCCAGCCAGCAGAACACTGTGGGCGGACTGGCGAAGACCACGTACCGGGCGCAGAACTGGTACAACCAGTTCTTCAACAGCGGTGGCAACTTCGCACTGGCCCACCTGGACCAGCTGATGATTGACTGCCAGATTCACAATCCCGCCGGCGCGTTCCCGGACATCATCCTGATGTCCCCCAAGTGCTTCGCAGCATTCCAGGCCCTCCAGCAGAGCCAGGTCCGCTACACCAGCGAAGGAGACCGCACCAGCCTGGACCGTGACATGGTGGCCATGTGGCGCGGCGCCCGCATCTACGTGGAGCCCAACCTTGGCTTCACGGCGGAGAATCCGGCCGTCCCCGTCTCGGCCTACGTGCTGTCCTCGAGCCAGTTCCGGCTGTACGCTGACACGGACGGATTCTTCGAGATGTCGGACATGATGCCCGTTCCCGGCACCGCCACGGAGGCCGCAATGGTCATGTGTCGGATGCAGCTCGCCACCGGACACCTGGCCAGCCACGGTGTCCTCCTCAACGCGGAGGCCTGATATCATGGCTACCTCGACTCTCATCCAGTCCCTCATCATCGGCGCTGACGCGGACCAGTCGGCGCGCTCCAAGCGGGAGACCTTCCTGGCTGGTGGCACTATCGCAAAGGGCGATTTCGTATCGCTCGACTCGTCCCAGACGGGTGCGGACCGTGCGCTGTACGTCAAGGTCATCGATACCAGCGGCGGCGCCGTTGCTATCGGCGTCCCCACTGTGGGCGTGGCCATGAACGCAGCCTCCGCTGGCGGCCAGGTGGTCGTGGTGGTGGCGGGATACGCAGAGGGCGCCAACGTGGCCACCGGCTCCACGGCGAACCTCGCGCTGACCCTCGACACCACCACCAGTGGGCGCGCCACCATCGCGGCGGCCGCCAATGTCAACATCGCGGCCATCGCACTGGAGAACGCGACCTCCAATGCGGCGGACGTGTGGGTGATGCCCAGCATCTAGTCTGACTGTGGCGCGCTCCCCACGCGCTACACTGGCCCCGGCGCTTCTCCTGTGGGCGTCGGGGCCTTTCACTAGGAGTCCATGGTGAACCTCGCAGACCTCCGGGCGTATGTCGGGAACCTCCTGGACTACGACCCCACGAACAGCACATACGACGGCCAGCTGGATGCCCTGCTCAATGACGCCCAGACCCGTCTCCTGACGGACCGGGCCTGGATGTTCTGCCAGCGTGAGTCTAGCGTGGTGGTGCCCACGGACGTGTCTGCCACGCTCAACGTCACCAACGGCAGCGCCACAGTGGCTGGCGCCGGCTTCGACTTCTCCCCCTCGACAGTCACGCCTGGGAGCGCCTGGGAGGGCGCGGCCGTCACCATCACAGACTCCAATGGCCTGGAGGGGGACTACTTTGTCCGCTACGTCTCCAGCGCCAATCAGCTGTTCCTGGACCGGGACTTCGAAGGCGCCAGCGGTAGCTATGCCGTCACCGTCACCCAGAGGGAGGTGTACCTTCCTGGAGATACGGCCACCATCATGATGGTGAACGACCTGGAGACGGGGACGCCCACGCCACAGTTCCAGCTGTCCAAGTTTCAGCGCGACTATGGGCGCCTGTCTCGCACCCTGCTGGGCACCCCAGAGGCCTACCTGCCAAGCTCTGGGGCCCGCGTCAATGCGCCGCGGAAGGCTCGAGGTGTCACAGTCACCACACCAGGCGCTGGCCGCGGAGTCCGGACGCTGAATATCTACATGGTGAACGTGACAGGCCCCGGCGCCTACACCCCAGAAAGCTACGGTCCTGGGGTTTCTGCGGGCCTCGAGTCCAGCCTGTCCGCCGTGATGTCCATCACGCTCCAGGACAATGAGGAGCTGGCCCTGGCGCCGGAGACTGTGCCCAGCTCGACTGGACTCTATCGGCGGTACTACTTCACAGCTCCTGCGCTGGGCATCAATGCCCCCCAGCGCCTCCGCCATGATGGTAGCGGCGGCATCACAGCCAAAACCGACACAGTGGCGCCACCTGGTGGCGTCACGCTGGTGCCAGACACGCGCCTGTCTGTCCTCGAGGGGCAGGCCTTCCAGTCCGCCAGCATCCGCTACCAGGATGCAAACGGCGTATACCCCAGCTTCCTGCTCTACCCGCACCCCAGCGCGGACACGGAGGTGTCTGTGCGGCGCCTTGTGGCTCCGCGTCCCATGCGGGAGGAGACAGACATCCCCCTGGTCCCTGCCGCGTTCGCCCAGGCCATAGCGTACGCCGCCCTCGAGCAGGTGACGCTGAAGCACGACAATGCAGCCCTGTCCGCTGTCTACCAGCGGAAGCGGCTGACGTTGACGCGAGAAATGGAGGCCCGATACCTGGGCCAGCCGCCGCGCCGTATCCAGCGCGGCTCCCCAGACTTCCGAGCGTTCCCCAACCTGTTCGGGCCTCTGGTCTTTACCCCGTGAGGCTGTAAGTGCAGGGAATCACTCAACAGTTCCGGGAGCTTGGCGCCGTTGTCGAGTTCCTTCCGCAGCCGGCCGACAGCTTCACACGGCTGGAGAACGTCACGGTGGACCCCCAGACGTTCGGGTGGTCCACGCGCGTGGGATACGAGAAGTACCGGCCCAACCCGGCCCACAAGTTCGAGCCGTGGCACACCCTCGGCCCCATTGACAGCCTGTTCGTATATGAACAGCTGCCTGGAGGGCGCAGATACACCATCCTGTTCGAGTCGGGCGGGACCCTGTACGTGTTCTGGGAAGTGGGCGGGGTTGGGAACAAGTACCCACTCCAGACAGGCCGGACCGTCCCCGCTTCAGGGGAAGCCTCGAGCCAATACACGCCAGTAGGTGATGCCGTACTGGTCACCAATGGGCGGGACACCCCCATACTCGTCCGACCGTGGCCCCTGCCGGACACAACCCACATGGCTGCGGCTACAGGCTTCGGGGTTGTGCGCCCGCTGGGATGGACATCCAAGGCGCCCGCGCCGGACCTGCTTGGTGTGCAGACCATCACCAGCGCCGCAGGAGCTGCGGCCGCCAGCGCCAACAACGTCACAGGGGACAGCGTGACCTTGTGGTGGCCGGACCAGACTGGGGCTATCAGCATGCCCAAGGCGTACGGCCTGGGCTTTGCAGTCAATGCAGTAGCCACGCCTGGGAAGCGGGCGGACTTCCGCTATCGGGTCTCGTTCCTGATGGAGAACGGTAGCGAGTCCCCGCTGTCCGATGAGGCTGCCGTGGCCTGGGAGCTGGCTGGCAATGTCGAGGGCTTCCGGTACTGCGTCGCCATGAGGCTCCCAGAGGGCCCGGAGGGCTGTGTAGCGCGCCGCGTCTACCGGACGCAGAACGTGTCAGACGACAGCCTGACGGCCGAGGACACAGACTTCTATCTGCTGGACACCATCCGGAACAATACGGACGACTACTGGTACGACCCGTACCGCAGCACCGCAGTGGGCAGCCTGGCGCCCGCATCTACGGAGTCCGTACCCATGCCGGCGCCTCGAGCTGGCACCGCCGCAGTATTTCAGGACTGCCTGTTTTTGGATGGGGGCCCAGAGGACCCCTTCACACTGTACTTCAGCCACCCAGGACTCCCTGACCAGTTCGGCGGCGCCGACTACATCCGCCTGTCCGCGCCTGGTGGCGCTGTGGTGCGACTGTTCGCCCACTACAGGGTCCTGGTGGTCCTGCGAGAGAATGGCGTGGACGTGGTGTCTGGCGATTACAGGAGCGGATTTCGTGCCAGCACGGTGACCAGCCAGGTGGCATGCAGGAGCCCGCACACTGTGGACCAGGTGCCAGGCCTGGGTGTGGTGTTCCTGGCCCAGGATGGGGTGTACGCCCTACAGGGGGGCTTCGATGGCGGCTCTGAGATGCAGGTGTTGCGACTGTCCGAGCCCATCAAGCGGACGCTCCAGCGCCTGACCCCGGACTGTGCGCCGCGCGCTGTTGGTCGCTACAGCCCCATGGACCGCGCCTACCACGTGTACTTCCCCGCAGACGGGAACGACCGGCCGAACCTGGGCGCCGTGTTCCACACAGAGAAAGAGGGCTGGAGCACAAGGACCGGCTTCCCCGTGGGGTCTCTGGACCGCCTCCACAATGGGGCGCTGGTGTTCGGCCACAACACGGGCAGCGCGCCAGGGTCAGAGAATCCCGCGGGCCTGTTCATCATCTCGAGCCGCCGCGCCATGGGCGGCTCCATCGTGGGAGACTCCTACGTGGAGGGAGGCCCACCCACGTCCGTAATGAAGACCGCGTGGCTGGACCTGGGGGACGCCCAGCTCCAGAAGCGCGTCCAGTACGCCACACTGTGGGCCATGACTACAGGCAGCGTGAACGTCGCAGCCGAGGCCTATAAGGACTTCCAGCGGGAGGG